GTCGTAGGTTTATTGCGGGTCAAGCAAAAACATTCGTTGATACAAACCTAACAAAAACTGCTGAAGGTAAAAAGAACAGTGAAAGAAATAGGTTACTAAAATCTATTAACTCAGGTATAAGTTCTACTTGGGATGAAGAAAAGAAAACTTTTGTCAAAACTCCACTCTTAGATGTAGATACTTTTATAGACCATTCCGAAAATATGGAAAGTATTTTAATGGGAATTGGAGATATATTAACGCGAATATTTGGAATACATACTGATCAATACGGAGAAGAAAGAAGAAGATTTAATACACAAATTCGATTACAAGAAGAAGCAAGAAGAGAAGCAATAAAATTAAATGGACCAGCTGCAGCAGGTGTTGGTCAAACTATGGCATTGCCTGATCTAAGTGGTATAGGAGGTCTAGACTTTACAAGTACTGTCGCAGCTAATGCTCTTGGTGCTGGCGCTGGAGCTGCTGGAGTTGGCTTACTTGCTGGAATGAAAAAATTCTTTGGATTTGGTACGAAGAGGGGTTTTAAAAGAGTAATGAGTCAACGCTTTAAAAAGCTCGGATTAAAAATATTTAAAGGCTTTAGGTTAACAAAGAACATGCTAGGAATGTTAGGCAATCCGAGGAGATGGCCACTTGTCTTAGCAACTTTATTGGCAACTTCATTCTTAGGTATTGCAAATGCTGATGACGGTGAAGGTGGAGTAAATGATGCAGAGTTAGGTGGTGATGTCTTACCACCAGAATTACCTGATTTACCAGGACAAGGTGCATTTGCTACAAGCATGGATAATATGTTTGTAGTGGCAGGTACTGCAGCTTTATTATCGCGAAGCACAATCATTACAAATGTTGCTAAACAAGTAGGAAGTAAATTACAGAAAGCATATTCCAGTGCACCTAAAAATAGTTTACGTGGTAGATTATATTCTAATGCAGGATTTAAGAGAGGTTTATCTTTAACTGGTAGAGGTCTATTAAGATTTATGGGTCCTTGGGGATTTGGAGCATGGGTTGCATGGGAATTAGGTAGTTGGGCTATGAAGTCGTATGCACAAAATGAAGAAGAAGCTGAAGCAGCTTTAGACACAATGATAAATGATGTAGCTTCAGATACTACAGATTTAATTGGTCCAAATAGTAATGATGAACTTGCTAGACTATTAGCACCTGATAGGAACAATGGAGCTTTTTCTAGTGCTGATAGAAAAAATAAAGCTATTGCAAAAATTAAAGAATTAATGAAAGCCAAAACTGCTAGTCAAAGGAAAAAATTAATAGAGCAGTTAGGATTTTTAGGATGGAATGTAGATGAACTTACTGGTATTCTTAATTCTAGCGGAGTAGCAAATATAATGGATAGAGATAGAGATGGACTGGGTCTAGTATCTAAATTGCAGCTGGATGAAAAGGAAAGAATAATATCTCTTGGAGCTGGAGGTACAAGAGGACCTACAACAATTATTACTGGAAATAGTGGAGATAAGGTTATCAATTATCACACTTATGTTCAAGGTGCTCAGCTGCGCTCTCGTTTTGAAGGCGTTACCAGTGATATGCTCGCGTACCCATAGTAGCTACTAAAAAAAGGGGACTTTCGTCCCCTTCTTAATAACTGATTAACTCTTAAGCTTCAGCTGCTAGTTTAGCAAAATAACTCATAGTATCATCGTTATCAGAATCCGCTCTTGCGATTGGATCTGCTGCGACTGCTACAGGATCAGACATTGCAGGTGCATCGTTAAATGGTGCATCATCTTCGACTGCTTTAACTTCCTCACCTAATACACGTGTTAACTTAAGATTAAGTTCACTGTAAGATTTGAATGATGATGGATCAGTAAACTCATTAAGCGAATGCTGTTGATTGTAAATACCTTCTAACGCAGAATCATCTGCATTTAAGGCTTCAACATTAGCAAACTCAGATCGATCATAGTTCCTATAACCAGCAACATTAGCGATCTTCATTTTAAAGTTAGCACCTTTCCACATATCAAATGGGTTAACTGGTGATTCATCTTGAAACTTAGGTTGCATGCTATCCATAATCTTTTCAAAGATCTTAGCACCGTAAGTATATAGAAATACTTTACCTTCGTTTTCAGGATTCTCAGGATCTGAAACAACATAAATGTTACTAACATAATGTAAACGTCTCTTACGCTTACGTGCAGTATCTTTATCTGCCTCAATACCTGTATTCCAAAGTTTAGAATTCATCTCTGACACAGGATCGTCTTTACTAATAGTAGTTAGTGATTTCTCAACATACCATTGTCCAGTTGGTCCTTGAAAGAAGTGGTCCCAGTATTTAGCCCAAGGTAAGTCATCACCTTCAACTGCAGGTAAGAAACGAATAACTGCGTATCCNTTGCCTGCTTTATCTACTGTGGGTTTCCACATACGATCGTCGCCGTATGATTTCTTCTCTGTGGTGCTTGTTCCGGCCGCACCAACTAATGCNCTCATGTCATTAGCTTTAGCCTTTAAGTCTGCAAAACTCATTATACTTCTCCTTTAAAAATTTATATTAATTTGTATCGTTTATATTATAACATACTTTTGCTAAAAGTACATGCTTATTTAAAGATATCAACAATAATCCGTTTAAACTTATTATCATCAAACTTTAAGAAAGCTTGATATTTCGATATCTTTGTAAACAAATCAGGCCATAGAATAGTTTCTGTGATCTGATTGTTTGCTCTATTAATAAACCCAGTCAAGCGGTTTATTATACACACTGTCTCTAACGACACTGTGCCTTCGAGATGAAGCTGGACAATTCTTGGATATGTATCTTCTATCTCCAAGAGATCATCAAACTTTACATCTGAAATCTGTTCTAAATCATTCCTAAATACATAAGACATACTATCTATAACTTTTAGGAACTTAGTATAAGTCTCTTCGTCTCTGATCATATCACCGCTGTACTTATTACCTGCTACTTGATGTGCAGCAAAGTACATAATAATATCATCTTTACTCTTAAACCTTTTACCAATCTTCGTTAACTGAAATTTATCTGGCCTTTTCCAATACGTCTTTTCAGTTACGTTAGTTTTAAAATTATACTTAAAGCAATCGTAAGATCCATTAAAGTGGAGGTTAATTGCGTTATGTAATGTAAAGGCCTCATATCCTGTCATTCTCATATAGGCAACATTGCTGAATGTCCACCTTGCAGTAGATTAAGTTTCTTTGCCTCGAACTCGATATGCTCTACTATTTCCTTCGAGATCAGTTTTTTGCTGTCTCTAATGTCAATCTCGTTGTCCTCACATACTGTTATGACAGCATCCATGTATTGACAACCTTTATGAGTACGTACATATGTTTCAACTAAACTTGAGAATGCTTTCTTATTTAGATCCTCACTCATTTTTGCATTCCATCTTTGTCATATGCTGGAGCAAGTGTAACCCAATACATTGGCTTCTCTTCTTCTTCACCATAGAAATCAAGAGACCATACACCTTCTCGTAAGTATGTTTCACAATGATTCTTATATGCTCGTGCTGAGGCGAACTTAGCTTCTGCACCTCTTTCGTTACGATGTATTGCTTGTCTTAAAGTTGACATTTTTTCTTTTGTAACTTTAATATAGTTTTTAACATTGGCCATTGACAAGCCATGATCTTCATCTAATGCTAACACATTAGCTGCAATGTTTTTATAGGTTGTAGGTTTCTTCGCTGCTCTTGCTTTTGCTAGATTAGCAGCTGCTGCCTTACGTTGCTCTTCACTCATCTTACGTTTTGCCATAATGTAAATCCTATTTAATTAATGTTAGATATATTATAACATAGATTGTACGTAAAGTACATAGCTATCCTTTATATATTTTATAAATGTGATCTTCAAATGCTTCTACCTTCTCAACACGATTAGGCCATTTAATCATTTCTTTTTCTGGATTTGCCTTTAAGTTGTTGAGTAAGGGTGTAATTGCATTGTATAACTTGTCTAACCTGTTTTGTGTTGTTTCAGCTGTAGCTGTAGATGCCGTTGCCTTTTTGGCAACTTCTAATTCATCTTCATCGACTAGCGTAAAACCAAAATCGAAATCTGCCATATTTAACCCTTTAATAATTTTATACCCTTAGTCCAGTTTTCTGCTGCATCTTCAACATAGCCTAGTGCTTTGTAAGGAAAATCTTCTCGCATAATTCTGTTACCGTGTGGGTCTTTATATGTTATTGAAAAGAACGAATGTTCACCATCCATTCCTGTTACTACTTGATAAATCTTTGCAACACTACCATCTTTCTTATAGTGTTCGCTCATTAATTTTGTATTGTTCATCATATCTCCAATAATTTAAATTAGGGTGGGGGACCATAATAAGGAAGAGTCCCCCGATTCGTTACTTACTTAAAACAATAATTTTGCTTTAAGTGAAGTTGTAGCATCAGCGCTATCAACTTGTGACCAAGATGCAGTCCATATACCACGAGTTAACTCTACAGTTTTCGTAGTTACAGGAGTTGTTGCGTCAGTCTTATTCCAAGTACCTTTAAGAGTACCTAGAGTACCAAGAGCACGTGAGACAGATACTTCATTGTCATTCGTTGCTCCAGCATTTCTATCCATAACTGCTTCAAGACCTAATCCCATAACAGTAGTTCCAACCGTTACTTCAGAATTATGTCCTGCTGTGACCTTGTTGTGTACCACTTTAGCAGTTACACCAGCAGATGTGATTGAAGCAGTAGTTTCTCTTGCTTCATTTGTAACATTGGTCATTGCAACTGCGATACCACCTAGAGTACCACTTGCGTCAACTTCTGTTGAACCACCACTTACTTGACTAAGACCAACTGTATATGCACCTAACTTCGTGCTAACACCAATCTTCGTTACATCAGGATCATCTCCTGACCAGTCACCAATTTTTAGAGTAAGAACACCAGCTGTGCTCTCTACCCACATGTCATCTACGCTGAAATCTTTATCTAAAACAACAGTTACGCTTGACGCACCTGCAGTTCCTTTCATTGTAGTATGAATGTCTTGAGAGTATGTACCATGTGAATCTAGTGTACCCTCGTACAAACCCGAAAGACTAATACCAGCAAACGTAGTTGCGGATACTGCCATTGCCGCCGTCGCGACTAGTAGTTTTTTAAACATATTACTTTCCTTTTTATTTAAACAAAAATATCCTTTTTTAAGTAGGGATTAACTACTGAGTGTTATTTATATATTTCTTATATAATACACCTTCTTTTTCATAAGCTTCATTTTCATCAAGCTCACGATGTTCGTGTAGTTGTTGGACATGTACCATCTCGTGGCACAAGGTTAAGATAGTCTCTTTGAAACTAAGACCTGTATCAATTTCAATATCGTACTCATCATCTTCTGCAGAATCAGTGGTCCAACCTTTAACATTATCTTCTGATATATCTTCAACCTCTACAGATACTAAAATCTCTTGAGGTATACTCAATTCTTTCTTACAAAAATCAACTATATCTTCGAGTAACGCCATGGTTACCTCCCATTCTATTTCCTACTCATACCACATGGTGGGTCCAACTCTTCTTTTAATTCTTTAATAATTTTCTTTGATTCTTCAGCAGCCATAGAGATGTCATATCTCTGATACCACTGTCCCATCATACCCATATGCTTGACTTTATTTTCAAGCAGTTCTAACTTTTCTGTCGTCGACATCAAATTATCCTGTGTGATATAGGCTTATTTATACAAAAAATTAACTGTAGAACTGTTCATATCCAGCAGTTAAGCATTCTCCGTTTGCTACACAATCACCATAACCAGCAATGTAATCTTCATATTGCTTTTTAATAACAGGATTATCTCTACAAGATTCTGGTAAAGTTTGTGGAATTTCACATTGTTCATTCGCTACCCAACCTGCTACATAAAATTGATTATGTGATCTTAAGTGTTGCTCTCTTTCTTGTGCATTTGAAACTACCATTATATATCTCCTTCAATAATATTATAAACATCTTTCCAAGTTCTTGCACGAGCACAAGGATATTCACAATCTCTGTTCCATGCATGATCGATAAGGATACTGTTTAAACTAGCATCGTTACCCATTTTAATGTTCGCACCTTTGTCTTCTATCCACCAACATTCTGATCCACCCCAATCATTGACTAAGACTTCATCTTTGTCTTGACCAGTGTTGAGAATAGTAAACCCTTCGAACACATCACCAAATACATTGCGCAAGTTCTCTTTACGATACTCTTGTGCAAGTTTGCAATTAGTCTGAGAAGTAATGACATGGAAAATATATCCATGCTCTTCATGTAACTTACGTACATATTTAATAGCATCACGTAATGGTGATAGCTTCTTCATTTCTTCTGATCTGTTGAACAAGTTGACATACTTTGCACCAGTTTTCTGTGCAACTCCAACTGCTTTGGCAACATTGTATTCATTGCCAAGTCTGTGTAGACCTTCAGTCCTCTCTAACCAACGATAGAAATGAAACTCCCAATCGAGGAGAACTCCATCGCAGTCAGTCAATATTACCTTATCTTTTATTTCACGTAGCATATACACTCCTTTTTGCTATTGATTCATCATATCTGTCCATGGTATCCCAAGCTTCCTTAGGTAATTCACTATACTTACAGCCCATGGATTTCTGTAAGTCTGGTTTGATGAGTGTATCTTGATCTAAGAAAGGATGGAATCCATCTTTGTCTAACCATAGTCTACAAGAACGAAGGCGAATACCTTCTAAATTATCGATTGTCTTACGTTTTGATTCTTTAATCCACATTATACTTGACTCCATATAATAATATTAATAATAACTAATGCAATGATGATGTAATTCTTTGCTGAACTCATGATGTTTTACCTTTCTTTTTAGATGGACCCATCACTGATTGACCTTTAAAATAACCACCGCTCTGTTTCTCTAAAGTCTTACGTGTTTCCTCTGGTGAAATAACTTTTACTGTGCCACCATTCTTGATAAACTCTTCGACCTCAGGAGATCTCTTAATATTCTCAGAATATTTGATTGATGTTTTCTTTAAACTAGCCAATTGTTTACTCCTTTTTCATAAACTGCGAAAGTATCTGCATGTGCTTTAGGACACCATGCTTGTGGTCTTTTAAAACCTGGTTTAGACTTACCTCTAAAGATATATCTAAATGTTTTAACACCATCTAAGCTATCATAAAACAATAAAGATTTTTGAACATCTTTAAGGTATTTTATTGGAATGCCTTTGTAAAAAGAAGCTTCGCTTTCAGGTGATTCGTATTTTTCTAGTATATTAAGTATATTCATTTTGATTCCTTTTTTATTAAGTATGGTACCATTATAACATGTTTTGTACCGAATTGGAGATTATTTTTGAAAAAATTCATATTATGAAGTAAGAGCAGCAAGTTGTGATCTAAGCTGATTACGATCTGCAATAAGTCTATTGATATGAGCTTGACATCTTGCCCAATCAAAAGCTGCTTGATTAGAATCAACTTGTTTCTGAAGCTTTGCATTGTCATCTTTAAGTTGATTAACTTGATCAACAAGACGAGCGTGTCTGTCTTGGATTCTTTGATCTCTTGTACCTTGTTTCAATCTATTTCCTACTTTCATAACATTTCCTTTTTCATTTGATATAGGTATATTATATCATAAAATGAAGGTCTTTGGAGAAAACTTATGGTGCCAGGGAAGACTATTCGGTGTGCCAACCAATCAGTAGTCCTGTATAGCTTGGATGAGTTGCTTATCCCAATCATCTCGATGTTCAATAAATACTTGTGGTTCTGCATCATCCACAGAGATAATTGTTACTAATTGTGTGATAGGAATACCAGTTCTCTCCTCCCATGCAATTGCATAAAAGCATTCTTGCATAAAGTATTGCGATATCCATTCCTTTTTCTTTGTCTTACGACTTGTCTTATAGTCTATTATAGACAACTTNCCATCGAANTCTGCAACACAGTCAACTCGACCTGCAACTCCTAAATGATCAGAAT